CTCGATCGCGTGCCGGCATTGGTCGAGGATCGTGCGCAATTGTGGCGGATGGTCGCGGGTGCCGACTTCCTGTCGGCGGACGAGAAGCGGCAGATGGTGGACTGGGCATGAGCGCCGCCGCCGGAAGCGTGCTGGCGCAATTGCTGGCGCAAGGTTGCGACGAGGGTGCGGAGGTCGCGACGTTGCGCGCGATCGTCGAGGAGGCCGGCGAGCTGGGCGCGGTGCGCGCGCTCAGGCGGCTGGGGCTGGCCGACGACGGCGCGGCGGGAGACGTCGCGGAACTGCGCGAGCTGTTGCGCGCGTGGCGCGATGCGAAACGCTCGGCATGGCGCGCGTTGGCGGCATGGGTGGCGCGGGTGGTGATGGCGCTGCTGCTCGCCGGCACCGCGGTGCGGCTGGGGCTGGACGGCCTGCTGAAGCCGGGTGCGATCAAGTGAGGATCGCGGGCTATGCCGCGTTGTTCGACGTGGTCGACCGGGCGGGGGACGTCATCCGGCGCGGGGCCTTTGCGGACGGGGGACGGGTGCCGCTGCTGATGCAGCATCGCGGCGCGCCGGTCGGATCGGTGATCGCGATCGGCGAGGATGCGCGCGGGCTGCGGGTCGAGGCGCAGGTCGACGACGGTGAGGTGGCGCGGCTGGTCCGCGCGCGTGCGCTGCCGGGATTGTCGGTCGGCTATCGCGCGCGGGTGGTGCGGCAGGGCGCGTGGCGCGCGATCCTGCGCGCCGACCTGGTCGAGGTGAGCCTGGTGGCGGTGCCGATGCAGCCCGCCGCGCGGGTGGCGACGATCGCCGACCTTTGAGTTTTGCGGGGCCCGCGGGGGGCCTTTTTCATGGAGAAGAGCATGAGCGATACGGTGGTGGCACGCCCGGTGCTGGATGGCGCGCGCGTGGGTGGCGATACGGCGTTCGACGGCTTCGTGCGGTCGGGGATCGTGGTCGAGCAGAAGGCGTTCACCGGCACGACCGGCGATCAGGGCGGCTATGCGATCCCCAAGGAGATCGATGCGCAGATCGACGCGGTGCTGAAGAGCGCCAGCCCGATCCGCAGCATCGCGAACGTCGTGCAGGTCGGCTCGGCGGGGTATCGCAAGCTGGTAACGACCGGCGGGACGCCCTCGGGGTGGGCAGCGGAAACCGATGCGCGGCCGGTGACGGCGACGCCGACCTTCGTCGAGATCGCGCCGCCGATGGGCGAGCTGTACGCCAATCCGTCGGCGAGCCAGGCGATGCTGGATGACGCCCTGTTCGACGTCGAGGGCTGGCTGGCCGGGGAGATCGCGGCGGAGTTCGCCAAGGCGGAGGGCGCGGCGTATGTCGGCGGCAACGGCGTCAATCGCCCGCGCGGGTTCCTGCAGGCACCGACCGCGACGACCGGGGATGCGACGCGCACGTTCGGCACGTTGCAGTATGTGCCGACCGGGACCGCGGGCGACTTCGGCAGCAGCGGGGCGGAGCGGCTGATCGACCTGGTGCAGGCGCTGCGTGCGCCCTACCGGCAGGGCGCGACCTTCGTGATGAACGCGGCGACCGCGGCGCGCATCCGCAAGTTCAAGACCAGCGACGGACAATTCCTGTGGCAGCCGGGCATGACCGCAGGGCAGCCGGCGAGCCTGCTGGGGTATCCGGTGGTCGAGGCCGAGGACATGCCCGACATCGCGGCGGGCGCCCATGCGGTGGCGTTCGGGAACTTCAAGCTGGGCTATCTGATCGCCGAGCGCGCCGAGACCAACGTGTTGCGCGACCCGTACAGCAACAAGCCGTTCGTGACCTTCTACGCGACCAAGCGCGTCGGCGGGTGCGTGTCGAACAGCGAGGCGATCAAGCTGCTGCGGTTCGCGGCGAGCTGAGGCCGCTCGACTTCGCCGTCCCGGACCGGATCCGGGGCGGCGCGGTGGAGGGCCGTGCGTGGCGGGGTGGTGAAAGGAAAGTGCATGACAATCGTGGCGGGAGCCCCCGGCGTGGTGACGCTGGGGGCGGGGGATCGTGCGCTCGCGCTGGCAGCGGTGCGCGCGGAGTTGCGCGCGGCGACGATCGACGACGACGCCCTGGCGCTGGCGTTCGTCGAGGCGGCGCTGGGGCTGGCGGAGCAGTTCACCGGACGCGTGCTGATCGTGCGCGAGCTGGTGGCCGCGCTTGGCGCCGCACCGGGGTGGCAGGCGCTCCCCGCCGCACCGGTGTGCGCGATCGTCGCGGACGGTGTCGCGGTCGATATCGATGCGCAGGGCGTCGGCTGGGTGAAGGGCGAGGGGGTGTTGCACGTCACGTTCACCGCAGGGCTGGCGAGTGGCTGGGCGGGGTTGCCGGCGCCGCTGCGGCAGGGCGTCGCGATGCTGGCGGCGCATCTGTTCAGCGACCGGGCGGGGAGCGTGCCGGTGCCCGCCGCGGTCAGCGCGCTATGGCGGCCGTTCCGCTCCGTCGCGCTCGCGCAGCCGGTGCATTCATGAGGCGCGCGGTCGAACGGCTGCGCGCGCGGGTGGTGGTGCGGCTGCGCGAGGTGCTGCCCGAAGCGGAGATCGTCGAGGGCGAGGACGATGTGTCGGTCGGTGCGCGCGGGCTGAAGCGGCGCTGGATCGAGGACCCGGCGCTGGCGTGGTGGCGGCACTGATGCGCGCCGCGGTGCTGGCGCAGCTACGCGCGCACGTCGCGGTGACGCGAGTCTTCGAAAGCGCGGCGGAGAAAGGGACGGTGCCGTTCCTGACGCTGCGCGAGTGGAGCGAGAGCGACTGGGGAACCAAGGACCGCGCCGGGCGCGAGCTGCGCATCGGCGTGGCGGTGCGCGACGCGGGCGAAAGCGGCGTGCGCGCGGTGGCGCTGGCGGCGGAGGCGCAGGCGGCATTGCTGTCGGTGCCGGGCATCGCCGGGTGGCGCGTGGTGACGGCGGTGCCGGTGCGCAGCGCGCTGGTGAGCGAAGGCGCGGGGCGCTGGTCGGCGCTGGTCGACGTGCGGGTGCGGATCATGGCGGAGGATTGAGATGGCGGCGGAAAAGGGCAGTGCGTTCCTGCTGAAGGTCGGCGACGGGGCATCCCCGGTGACGTACCGGACGGTGGCGGGGCTGCGCACGACGCAGTTGAGCGTCAACGGCGAGGCGGTGGCGGTGACGAGCAAGGATTCGGGCGGCTGGCGCGACCTGCTGTCGGGGGCTGGCGTGCGCTCGGTGAGCGTCGCGGCGGCGGGGGTGTTCACCGGATCGGCGGCGGAGCAGCGCGTCAAGGCGAGTGCGCTGGCGGGGACGCTCGACGATTACCGGCTGACCTTCGAGAGCGGCGAGACGATGACCGGGCGGTTCCTGGTCACGCGGCTCGACTATGCCGGCGATTACAACGGCGAGCGCAGCTACACGATCGCGCTCGAAAGCTCCGGCCCGGTGGTGAGCGCATGAACCCGGTACGGGGTGAGGCGGCGCTGCGCGTCGCGGGGGAGATGCTGGTGCTGCGGCCGACGTTCGCGGCGCTCGTCGCGGCGGAGCAGGAACTGGGGCCGCTGTTCGCGTTGGTCGAACGGGCGGCCGAGGGGCTGCTGCGGCTTGAGGAACTGGTCGGGCTGTTCTGGCACTGTCGGCACGAGGCGCCACCGGCGTTGACGCGCGAAGCGCTGGGCGAGGCGGTGGTGGCCGCCGGGGTGAGTGCGGCGACACCGGCGCTGAAGGTGCTGCTGACGCAGATCCTGGCGGGGCGATGACGACCTTCGCCGCGGCGGCGCGGCGGCTGGCCGGACTGGCGGGCGCGGTGTTCGGGTGGCGGCCGGACGATTTCTGGCGCGCGACGCCCGAAGAGCTGGCGGCGCTGGTCCGCGTGTGCGCGCCCGAGGGGGCGACGCCCCCCGATGCCGCGACGATCGCGGCGATGCAGGAGGCTTTTCCCGATGGATGACGAGATCGAGCGGCTGGTGATCGGCGTGCGAGCGGATACCGGCGGGTTCGCGCGCGACGTCGCGGCGATGCGGGCGACGCTGGAGGGCGGGCTGGGCAGCGGCGCGGAGCGTGCAGGACGGGCGGTCGAGACCGCGCTGGCGCGCGCGGTGCGGACCGGCAAATTGGGGTTCGACGACCTGAAATCCGTCGCGCTCCACGCCCTTGGCGAGATCGCGGCGGCGGCACTGAAAGACGGGCTGGCGAGCGTGCTGGGCAACGGCGCGGGCGGGGTGGCCAAGGTGTTGGGCGGGCTGCTCGGCCTGCCGGGCCGCGCGACCGGCGGGCCGGTGAGCCCGGGGCGCGCCTATCTGGTCGGCGAACGTGGGCCCGAGGTGTTCGTGCCGACGACCAGCGGGCAGGTGGCGGTGCCGGGTGGCGGTGGCGCGCGCGACGTGCGGGTGGCGATCACGATCAATGCCGGCGGCGGCGCGGCGCCCGAGGCGATGGCGCGGTCCAGCCGACAGGTGGCGCGCGCGGTGCGGGCGGCACTGATGGAGGCGGAGTGATGGCGCATTGGCTGACCGACCGTCGTGCCGGGCAGGCGACGGGCGTGATGACGCGCTTCGATCCCGCTTATTGGACCGTCGATTTCCCACGGCCGATGATGGCGGCGGTGACGACGGTGGCGGCGGACGCGCTGCGCGTCGATGCGGTCTTCTATCGTCGCGACGATTTGGCCGGGCTGATCTGGGAAAGTGCGGACCGGCACGACCATCCCCTGCTGCGCTACGACACCGACCGCGATTATCGCGCGTGCCGGCTGTCGTTCCGATGGCGATCGGCGGGGGTGCTGGCGCTGGATGCGGTCAACGGCCCGGTGCTGACGATCGAGGGGCGCGACGCGAACGGCACCGCTCGCGCCTGGTATGTGCGGCTGTGGAATTATGCGCGCGGCACGCCCGAGGATGCGCGCGTGGCGATCGACTTCGCCGCGGTCGACGGCGGGTTCCTGCTGCCGGGCGAGCGCGATCCGGTGTGGGCGGGCGATATCGACCGGATGTTCGTCTCGCTGGTCGCGCCGGGCTATGACGCGGCCGGCGGTACGCTGCCGCAGCCGGTCGAGGCATGGGCGGAGCTGAGCGAGATCGCCTGCGACGGTGCCGGGGCGGTGCTGACGATCGGCGACGTCGCGCTGCCCGAGCACGACCTGCGGATCGCAAGCGGTTACGACGACAGCTATCACCTGACCCCCGCGCGGTTGCTGAATAACGTGCTGCACCTCGGCTATCGCGGGACGATCGTCCATTATGTCGGGATGAGCCATTATTTTCGCCTGGACGGCGGGATGGTGGCGGGCGCGCTCAACGTCGCCTGCGCGGCGTGGCATCGCGACTTCGCGGTTCGGGCAAAGGCGCTGGGCTATGACGTGATCTGGTCGCTGTCGTACGAAGTGTTCGACGCGCATTGCCCGGCGGCGTGGAAGCAGCGTGCGGCGGATGGATCCCCGGCGCTGACCGGGTGGGTGCCGCCGTCGACCTTGCTGTCGCCCGGCAACGCGGCGGCGATGGCCTATTTGCGAGGGATCGCGCTGGCCTTCGTCGCGATCGGTGTGGCTGCGGGGCTGGTGCCGCGCTTTCAGGTCGGCGAGCCGTGGTGGTGGGTGCTGCCCGATGGGCGACCGTGCCTGTATGACGCGAGCGCCACCGCGGCGTTCGCGCCGGTGGCGATCGCGGATGTGCGTGGGGCGCTGGACGCGGCGCAGCGGGCGACGCTCGATCGCGGCGCTGACCGCGGCGGTGAAGGCGGCGGCGCCGGCGTGCGTCACCTATCTGCTCGCCTATCTGCCGACCGTGCTCGACGCCGCCGTGCCGGAAGTCCGGCGGATGAACCTGCCGACCGGGTGGACGGCGCCGGCCTTCGATATGCTCCAGCTCGAGGATTACGACTGGGTGACCGCGGGCGACACGGGCGCGAGCGCACGCGGCGCGGCGGCGATGACGCAGCGGCTCGGCTATCCGGCGGCGCAGCAGGAATATCTCGCCGGGTTCGTGCTGCGCGCCGAGGATCGCGGGCAATGGCGCGCGATCGTCGCGGCGGCGAAAGCGGCGCAGGTGCGCGCGGTGGCGCACGTCTATCTCTGGGCGCTGCCGCAGGTGCTGCGCGACGGTCTGGTCTATTGGCAGGAGGAGGATGCGGTGGAGGCGTTCGACGACGTGATGTTTCCGCTCGCGCTGGGCCGGGAGGCGGAGGTGACGCCGACTTTTTCGACGGGCGTCACGACGAGCGCGGGCGGGCGCGAGACGCGCCGGGTCGGCTGGGCGGAGGCGCGGACCCGCTATGATGTCGGACCGGGTGTGCGCAGCGAGGCGGATGTCGCGACGCTGCTCGCTTTCTATCGCGCGCGGCTGGGCGCGGCGCGCGG